ATAGTCAAAAAAAGGGGTTGATGAAACCCCTTGTGTGACACTTTATCAACTGGTTTAAACTGTTTTTAAATACTCTATATGGTCTTCTAATTGCTTGACTAGTTTACTTTTACTATGTCTACGGTCTAACTCAATACCAATTGTTCTTCCATAATCCTCTAGTTCGTCTTTTGAAAGACTTGATAAATCAATAGGTTTTGGGTCAACAGGGTCTTCTACAGATGAAGGTGCTGTATCTACTACAGGTTCTACTACAGGTTCTATAGGTGCTTCAACAGTTTCAACTGTTACTGAACCGTTTATTAAATCTCCAAATTTAGACATTTTTCTTTTTCATGTACGTTTATTTATCTGATTGCTCTGCATCAGTAGGAGCAGGAGTTTCAGCAGAATCTGCCTTTGTCTCTGTTTCCTTTTTTTCTTCTGGTGGTGCATATACTTTTGCGTATGCATCCATCATTCCTTTCGCATCTTTAGGTGTAATTCTAATCATTTTATTGTTGTAAGGTAACTCTATTTATCAAGCCACCAATTCTATAAATTCACTCAATATCTTTTTATTCATCTTTTTACCTTTAAGACTCTTTGCAAACGCTCTCTTGATTTCTGCTTTTGTTGCATCTTCTTTTACAACTAACTCTCCATCATTATTAAGTGCAGATGATGCCATACCAAAGTAAGTGTGATATCCAGATGTAGTGATTGCAAAAGACCTTTCTTTCTTCCAACGATGCATCATTTTGTTTGTTGCATCAGTTTCATATCCACAATATCTGCGAATGAATGAACCACCTTCACGACTTGGAAGAACACGAATACCAATAAAATTAGTTTGTGGGAAGTTATCTCTTAGATTATGAAGTAACATATCTGTACATTCATATCTACTAGAGTCTTTTGAAATATAAGTCTTACCTAATTTACGGTCACGTAATACAGCGTTTTCCCCAAAGTAGTTTGTGCCCATATATGGTTCATCTTCCCAACCTCTTTGAACTTCACGATGATACTTAAGTGGTTGACTCTCTCCATCTGTAAGAACTACACACTGAACTTTCTCTGCACCAGTTTTCTTTTGAAACTGTGGTAATAATTGATGTAAAGAAACCAATGCTTCGTTTAGAGGTGTTCCTGATAATCTATATCCATATGGTACATCTAAGTAAGGTGTGCTTTGTGTCCAATCAAATACACAGGCAGACCTCCAAATATTAATCATATGTGTATCTAAATCCTTTGACTTAGTTTGACTACTAAACATATTCAGTAGAGCAAAATTATTACTAACTTCTGCCATCATATCCTTTGGTTCATAGAAAGTCTCTCTATTTGCATACATCGCAGGTCTAGGATAATCATTTGAAAATGCATATACTTCATAAGGTATTTGTACTTTGCGACAGAACCAGATTAGATTGTAAAGTTGCTTCAATGTGTCCATCATTACATTATTCATTGAACCAGACCAATCAAGAATGAATACTAATCCGTGATTCTTTCCGTCAGGTACTACTGATACTTTTTTGAATAAGTCTTCATTAAATTTATAAGTGTGTAATACAGCTGTATCGAGAATACCAGTACGACTAGTAGTAGCACGGGCATAAGCTCCTGCAGATTTTTTGCATTCAAATTCTTTGACAAGATAACTTACCTCCTTTTGTGCTGATTTTTTAAATGCATAGAACTCTTTATCTAGAACTTCGTATGGGTCATAAGATTCTGGAATATTCTCAGGATTACAAAGTGAAATAAAGTAGTTTGGATTTTGTTTGAATTGACTTTGTATTCTTATATTTAAATTACTCCAATGCTCTTCAAATTCTTTATGGACTTTCTCATTTGAGATTACGACTTGGTTTATATCTACCTTTGGTAACTCAATGTAATGATTCTCACGACTACCTCTGTTAATTAAATCCTTAAGTGCTTCGTCAAGAGCATCCATTGTCTCAACTTCTGGTTCTGTATCTTGTGGTTGAGAACGATTACTGAGTTCATCCATCATATCTTCAATCTCTTCAATTGTTGGTGGTTGAGATTCTGATTTCTGATAATCTAAATCTACTTCTTCTCCAGACTCTTCTGTTTCTGATTTAGGTGAACCATTTAAAGTCTCATCACCTAAGTCTATACCTGTATCATTCTCTACTTCCTGTCTTTCTTTGTTCTCTTGCTCTAATTGTTGCTTACAAAGTGTGTATAATTCTTTTGCAAGAACTAATACTTCTTCAAATGTCTCTGCTAATTCAATCTTACTTACAAGTAAATTCTCTTCAATATCAAAGTCAATATCTACAAAGTGACCAATCTTGAAGTATAGATTGACTCTATCTGCAAGATTTAAATCACTCATATCTTTATTCTCAATCTGAAAGAAGTCTTTATCTGATAGTTCGTGATATGCATTGTAGAATGTCTTGTTTAGTCCTTCATATCTTCTCTTGATTAACTTCTCAATACGGGCATCTTCAACAACATTGACAAACTGTTGAGGTATCTGAACCTCTTTCCACCACTCTGTATTGGGTGTATAGAGTGCATGTCCAACTTCGTGACCAACTAACATATCAATCACACCGTTACTTGCTTTCTCCCACATTGGAAGTGTAAGTACACGGGTCTGTACGTTGAACTCTGCTGTTTCAACTTTCTTATGCTCAACTATAATATCTTCTGTAGCAAGTAGTTTAGCGAGTTGTGATTTGATTTCGTGTTGGACTGTCATAATGTTGTTTGCTTTATGTACCTATTATAACAACGAAACCGCCCCTTGGGACGGTTGAGTAGACACTTTATTAACTGTCCACGACGTTTCTTTGCTTGTCGTAGAGCTTGTGGTTTTAACGTTCGTTTCTGTGGTTTACCAGAATTATGTTGCCAGTTAGGTGTTGTCATTTTACTTTTTTCTCAAATTCACCAAGTTTCTTCTTACCTTTATCTAAAAGTTGATTACCTTTATCAATAAACATATTCATAACATTGGTTTTTAAATCTTTTGCTTCTTTACTTTTAGCAAACTTTTTCATTTGTGGCACCATAGTATCAGCAAATCCTTTCATAGTTGCTTTCATACTATCAATATCTTCTTTAAATTGTGAAAATGTTTTCATTTTTTTCCCTGTAATTTTTCTAAAACTGAAACTTCTTGCATAGGTGCAACGTCATTTAAACCGTTAGCATCAAACCAAGGTGCATTTTCCCAATCAAAACCTTCACCAAATGTATTATCGGGTGCTACGACATACCAATGACACTTTGCATCAGGTATATCTACAGCACAAACTGCCCAATCATCTGCCCACTGTGGAACTTGAACATACATCACAGGTAGGTGATTTGCAAATAGTGAAAGTATGAACGAAAAAATAAACATCATCCCTCATTCACAGCGGTCACATCCCAACCTGCGGTTGTTTTCTTTTCCCAAATGTAGTTCTCTGCTTTTGCTTTTGCTTGAGATGTATAAGTAGCACGGTCAGCATAAGTTTCAGTCCAATGATTATCACCTTTGTAATAAACAGTCCCTACTCCTACACCTAAAGCACTTGTTTTAGTAATATGCCAAACCATAGTTTTAAGTTTTTAAATATTTATTAAGAAACAACACGAGAGAAACCTTTGACCTTTTCAAAGCGAATCACACTATTGAACTTATCATGTAAATCTGCCTTATGAGATATTACAAATACATTAGCATCTTTTATAACAAAGCGAATTATCTTTAAAAACTCATCAGTTCCCATACCATCAAGAGAACTATCAAAGACTTCATCCATAATCAATAGATTTGTGTTTACTGAGTTCTTAACTCTTGCAACTTCTCTCCAAGTGAATAGTAATGCTAAGTCAATACGCATCTTTTCACCTTCACTGAAAGAACTATATGAAAAGTTTTCGTGAATAGGTGACTCAATTGTCTCACTGAATTCTTCATCTAACTTAAAGTTGATATAGAAATCCATCATCTGCAAGTAACGATTGACCTGCTGATTGATAAGTGGTAGATACTTTTTAATTATTTTTGTCTTAACTCCATCATCTTTCAATAGCGAATATGCGAAATCATGATAAATTATTTCTGTTTTCTTATCTGCTATTTCTTTAAATATATTTTGGAGATTTTGATTAAACTCTTTTAATTTTTCATCCTCAGTATTTCTGTTTGCAAGTTGAGTGGTAAGTTTTTGAATTTCTGATTCCAAATCTCTGACCTGTCGCTGACAACCAGAGATACGAGTATTGTTTTGAGAAATGCCATTATTGAGTTTAGTAATCTCCTTTGATAGTTTAGTGAAGAGATGCTCTCGCTCTTCTTCGTTTTTAATTGCTTTTTCTAGTTCCTGATAACCAGATTGCAACTCTTTTGCTTTAGTTTGAGCATCATTAATTCTATTTAAACGAAACGATTCTTCTATATTTTGAGTGCATGTAGGGCATGTTACATTTTCACTAAAGAACTTATGTTCCTTAGTTATTGTTGCTACTTTTTGAGATAATTTACCTTTTAGATTGTTAAGAGATCGTAATTTTTTACTTGATCCAGTTACCTTTTCCTGTTCTTTAGTCAAGTCATTTACTTCAGATTGTAACTCTTCATTGGTTATGACATAATTATCAGTTTCATTAATCAAGGTATTAATTTTTAATTTTTTACCTTTGATATTCTCCTTTCCACGATTGTCTAATTGCTCAATAAACTTCTCTTGCATCTGTAATTTATCTTTTACATTATCTTTTTTAAGATCTAATACTTGTATCTCTTCTTTTTGTTTTCTTATCTTATCTTTAATAATCGAATTCATCGCAGAA